TGCCACGCATTAGAGAAACGTAGCCGTGAGTATTGTTTGCCATATATTTCAATCTCCTTTATTTTTTAATTATAGTCTGTCCCAAACAGAACCAGTCTTTTTAATTTCAACAGGGGCACTCATGCGAGTAAAATCCCCTTCCTTAGTAGAAGCCTTGGACATCTTATCAAACACAGAAGCCTTAACCTTGTTAGCCCAAGCGTCCACAGCAGAAAATTCACAAGTCAGACCCTCTTTGCGAGATTCTTCAGCCTGAGTCTTGTCCATAAACTTGGACACTTCAGACATAACAGCTTCAACCTTAGAACCACGTTCAGCTTCCATACAGGTCTGCTTGAAAGTCCGAAGGTCAGATAGTTCAATATCCTTTTCCTTCATGGACTTTTCATTTTCCATGATAATATTATCACGCTTTTCAATTTCGCTCTCAAGATTGGCAATTTTATCCATCGCTTCTTCCAGAGACATTTCTTTCTTTTCGGGTTCTACTTCTGCAAACTTTTGGTACTGTTCAACATTTTCAGGCTCAGAGAACTTTCTAATATTATCAGTATCAATGAAATCTTGCTTGACCTCAATTACTTCGTCAGAAGCAGTCAGCCCTTCTTCGGTTAGAGTAAAATTCAGACGATATAGATTCTGGTCACGATTCTTTAGAATGGCAAACTTTTGATTATCTTCTTCGTAAATACCAGAAATGCTATAATCCCATTCACGCTTTTGGTCAATAATATCCCAAATGCGTCCCCACATATCGCCAATATTCACAGCACTAAATTCAATTTCAGCCATTTCACTCTTAACCTCCTTTCCATCATCTAGTCCTATCTTTTTATAAATCTTTTCAATTTTATTTACAACGGCGGTTTCATCTTCTTTCTTGGCATAACCAAGGGCTGAAGAGAGCCCTTTTGTGGAATAAACCCATTTTCCGTCATAAAGCATCATAACAGGATAGCCAAGTTTAGTAACTTCTCTATCCTCCCAGCCTTCTTCCAGTTTCATACAAACCTTCGGGGCTAGAGACTTAAAGTTCTTCTCTTTAACTAAATCTTGCTTGGCTTTTTGGCCGTCCCATTCACCTTCATAAATATCATCTTTAGAAGTGCTAATAGGATGGTTGACATAATCTTCTTTAGCCATATTTGCAATACGCTCCTTGGCAAATTTCTTTAAAGGGGTGAGATTATGTTCATTCAATCCACTAAAGTATGCAGTGGCTTTTTCTTGAGAAAATCGAACGAAAGACACATCTGACTCAGGAATCGAAGGACGGATTGCCTTACCCAAAGTGGTCACGCCTACAATAGTAAAAGATAATACTTTATCGTCCATATCTTTACCATTTTCAGTGTTACACTTCATCTCAATGCTAACTGCACGTTCGTTATCGCTATCAAACATTTTGCAGTAATCTTTTGCATAAATCTTTGATATAACAGCCGTAGCGTAAGCACGGACGTACCCTTCTTCATCTTCCACAAATTCAATTTCTTGGTCTTTCGGGAAGAAACCGACAATATGCTCTTGCGGGTCATGCCCTTCTGCATCTAATCCCATAAAATCCATTTTAACAACCATCCATTTACCCAAGACAGTATTTGCGTTTTTACGCAATACTTCTTCAGAAATTTCTAGTTTATGGGAATTAGGGCGATTTGACATAAAACCTACTTTAGCGATTGCAAACTCTTTTTCGTCATAATCATCAAATTGAATTTGTTCGATATCCTCAACAGCAAAATTAATTAGCTTTTCCAACGTCTCACCTCACTTCCTTTTGTAAAATTATATAAAGGCTCAAGAAACCCCGAGCCTTTTAAGCAATTTTTCTAGTCTATTAGACTTTTTAAAATATACAGCCCCTTCGTCAATATAAGAGGGCTTGATTCCTGCTTGCTGAATTTCAAAAGCCAATTCTCCATCAGCCATAAAATACTTTTCTAGGTCAGAAGGCGTATCTCTAATAACCATTACTTATCTTCTCCTAGAAGCCAAAAATGATTCTTGATGTGCGCGTCAAACGAGGGATTGTCACCATAAATGTCAATCTTATTACACAGTAAAACCATTTGACGAACCACATTATTATGGTCTTTGATAATATCAATTAAATCTGCACACACATGGAAATCATTATTGTCAAAAGCAATTTTATAACATCCGTTAAGTTCTGTTTGATATTCAACCACGAAATCTTTTAATTCATATAAAAGCTCTTTTACAGAAGAATAAGACTTATTCATAGTGGGGACATCTCCGTAATTAACAGAGATATCATAACCTTGTAACCCTAAATCCGCAATTTCGTCTGCAAAATAACCGCTGTAACGATGTGCCATTCCATGATGGATAAGCAAGGAAGTTTGATTATAACTTAAATCTGCATCCAATGCAGATTGCATCCTATCAATACGAGCAGTCATAATAAAACTTTCTGTTACCATTTCTTGTAAGGCAGTAACAGTTGATGGCATTACATACGCCATTTTTATTTCTCCTTATCACATAGCTTTTTATTATTCAAGACTTTCTCTACTCATTTCGCCCGAATCTGTTAGCGAAGTGCTTTCCTCTCTAGGTCTCCCACCTTCGCCACCATTCTTTGTAGTGTTTACATTAAGTAAAAGACTTAGCTTATCAATCATTTCGCCAGCATGGCCTTCACTCAGACTTTGGTCAAAATCTTGCGGAGCCATGCCCAATGCGGATGCATATGCAGAGCTGTTTAACACAATACCTTTATCAGCCATTTTTAGCAGTCTATCAAAACGATTAGCTCTGTCAAATTCATAAGCACAACCATCAAAAACAAACTTAAACTTATACTTCTTAGTCAATTTGTTAACAAAGAAATTCAAGAAATTTTGGAATTGACTATACATAGGACGCATGATATTATATTGTTGTTCAACTGCATACTGAATTTCAGCATTGCTCATACGGTCAGAACTATAAATCACACGGCTAATGCCACCACCTTGGCCAGCAGAGGTTTTAAGCTGATTTTCGTAAATATTGTTGTTAGTATCAGTATACTGATACATTTTGGTGTTTTCAGTAGGCATAGCAACAGCTTTGAC